GACTGGTTTTTATTGATTCCCTTGATAGGTTTCCATTTACATTTGCTGCTGTTTTCTGCAGTCGTGATGTTGATGTTCACCTTTAGGGTTTGGTTGAGACGTGAAGTTGCTCTCATCAATGAAATTGGTGAAGAACAAGCTTTGTGGACTGAACGTGATTTTAGTTTTGGCAGAATAGTGGGGACCAGGTATTTTGCCACCACATTACTGTTATCCAATTCCAGAGATTCAGGCAATCCACTGTTGACCGCAGTCAAGGACAAAAAGATGGTGGAAGACCATCAATTGAACCTGTATGTTGTGTCTTCAGTGCTCTGGTCTAGATTTGTTTTGTCTGTTGATAAAGCAGTTCAATACAGCCCATTGGTGTGGCATTTGGCCATTTTGTGGGTTTTATTGAGATTGGTCAACCAAGTCAAAGTTGGAATTTTGAACTTATTTGTGCTGTGGATGTTTTACATTGCTAGCGTTTGGCTAGTTTTGGTTTCCTCCCCAACACAGTTTTGGTTCTTGTCCGGCTTGCTTTACAAGCTACTTGACTTCGTTGCTCAACTTTTTAACCCATTATTGTGGTTATACATCAAATGGACTGCCACTTACTGGATGACCTGGTTCGCCAATGTGTTAGTTGAAGGTGAATTCGTGAGCCGGAAATGGGCCAGAAGAGAAGGTTTTGCACCTGCCCGTGGTACAGGTAATGTGATTGGTGCTTTTTCTGGTTTCATGGCCCGTTTGTCTATTGTCATTTCAGACATCGGTTTGCCCTCCTACCTTCGTGGTAGTGTGGGCAGTTACAATAAAGGCACCATGGAAGACACCCTTGAAATGATGAAAGATCTTGGTTGGCCCATCAATGTTGAGCTACAAGACCCTTCTCACTTTGCGGAAAGGAGTGATTACTTTTCATGGGTGGTTACTGGGACCAATTGGCAACAAGGCATCCATTCAAGGAAAATGCAGGTAGACCATTTACTAGACCCACTGCGTGTTAAAGCAGTGGAATTTCGGAGGTCAGAGGAGTATGTGACTGAGGTGAATGAACTTGAGTCATTATCTCGTTATTTTAAATCCCCTTCATTTGACTTCCCTGACCTTGAGTTAGATGATGCATGGTTTCTGTTGGGTGACATATTTCGCCACTCCAGGTTGACACCCTTTAACTACATTATCAGGATGTGGGAAAAGAAGCATGCTCTGGGAAGTTTTATGCGTGACCCAACTCGGCCTTGGAAGAAGCATTCGAGGAAGGATTTCATCAATTCAATAGGCTTCAAGGCCTTCAAGGAATTGTGGAGGTCCACCTTTGAAAAGGCACCACTTATGACCCCTGTGGCTCATGTCTCGGTTAAAGGTGAAGCTTTGCCACCCAGAAAATGGATGTTTGACAAGGTGCGCACTGTAATTGGTGTGCCCATTGGCAATTACATCATGTCAACTATATGGAACTATCAGCCCAATCACAATTTTAAGTGGCGCGAGACCCCTATTAAGGTGGGGATGCCATTGAATGGATATTGGATGAATAGAACATATGAGGCACACAACAGATGTCAACACCATTTTGCAGGGGACATGAAAGAATTTGATTCCACTTTGACAGGTGGTGTCCTAGACATGATTAAAGCCATTCGAAAGAAAGGGTTTGAAGACCACAAAGATCGAGACAGGATAGCCGCGTTGATTGATGTGAACTATGAACAAGTGTCCAAGCAATTGCTGAACACCACATCTACTGGAGATGTGTATAATGATGGAACTGGTTTGACCACCGGTCACACTTCCACATCCATGGACAATTCTATTGCCACTGTTGTCTTGTATTTGATGGCATGGAAACAGCTCACTGGGCTTTCTGCCAAAGAATTTAAGCATTACAATGAGCTGTCTTGTTATGGAGATGACCATGTGCTATCATATTTGGCTACCAAGCCCGCTTCTTGGACTTTTGGCAACATTCAACATGTAATGGCTGGGTTTAACGTGACTATGCTGCTTGAAGCTTCTGGTAAGTTGAGTAACATTCCATTCCTCAGCAAGAAAGTAAGATTTCCTAATGCTAGAGATCTCAAAGACTTCAAGGCAGCAGGGCTGAAAGAAGTCACTCCAACATTTGCTGTGTCTCATGATCGTGAACGGCTACTTGGAAAAGTCACGGCTTCTGTTAAGACCATGGACCCAGTATATCGTTATAAGCGATTACTGAGCTATTTGTCTTTGACTGCCCATCATCCAGACATCTATCAACAGTTGTCTAAGATCATGAAGAACACTGGGTCTTTGAAGAGGGCAGCTAGCAGCATGAAAATGCCGGTGCCGTCCTATGAGAAAGTGCTTCGTGATTGGTACAAACCTGATGCCAGGTTTGTTGTCAATGATATTGATGATGATTTTGATGAACTGAAACCAGACAACAATATCATATCTTATGGCACTGTGTCATTGTGGGACAGTTTAATGGGGGGTTTTGCTCTCATTCCTGACATGGTCAATCCCACACTGTTCAATTTTGGTCATGTGAGAGCCTTGCAAAGTCAAATGGCGAGGGTCACTTCCTGGCCAATGGATTTAATGGCTCTCCAGAATGGCGCCGTGGGGCCAGCTGATCTTCAAATGATGCTGGCCAAAACATGTTACGGTTTTCTTGATCCTTCCATATATGTCCAAATGTCAGGTAGTCCGAATTTCTCTTCATTACTCGTGAGACATTGGATGTATATGTGGTATGTTGAAAAGATACGGCCCAACAGGTCATATTCCCTTGTGTCCACTCTTTCAAAGAAAGTTTCGGCACTATCTTTTATGATCAATGGTAAGGTTCACATGGAAGCCCGAGTCGGTTACACTGCCTTCTTGGATGTGTTTGTGGTGGGACTTTTGGGTTTCATCAGCCTGCCTCCTTTGTTTGAATGGATATCAGCAATTTGGTTGCCGAATTTTTCAATGTGGTTGGACCGACTCATGTATAGTGTGTATGCCAAGTTTTGGACATCACTCCCACCTAATTATAATGATGTTGGTGTGTTCCTTGATTCACTTTGGGAGAAAGGCTCCAATTTTGTCTTGTCAGCACCAACAGGCACTGGCAAAACAACTGCTTTTGTCAGATACCTGGCCCTCAGAGAGGGGTCCCGATATGACAAGATCATCGTAATAGAACCTCGTAGTGCCATAGTGAAAACTGTGGTGCCTTACGTCACTAGTGTGATGAACCTTTCTGCCAGTGGCTTGACAAGTGGCATGGCCCTTGATGAGTCCAAGAAAATCTGGTATATGACCGCCCAAGAATGGTTGTTACACCCTTCTTGGCACAAGAAAAATTTTCTTGTCGTTGTGGATGAATGCCACATTTCAGAACCTGCGTATGCATTGATCAAGATTGAACTCATCAAATTGAGGGTGAAAACAATTTTTGCGTCAGCCACGCCACCTAACAATTTGATGACGTTGCCAGTCATTGAACTCAATACAGCAAAAATATGGCGGGTTTTCCGGGTAAACCATGAAAACAATGAAGCCAAAGGATCCAGACAATGTCTAGACGATTTCAGGGACCAGGCGATTTCACTTGTCCATTCTTTGCCTTTGTCTTCTGTGTCACTGGTCTTTGTGACCAGTGTTGGTGAGGCTTTGTCAATGAGTGGCAATATTTCACGAAAATGTGTCATTTTGAGTGCCTCATCAGATTTGGGTGACCTTGCAGATGCACAGGTTATTTTAGCCACATCTGTTGCAGATGTTGGTGTTACCCTTCCTAATGTCGACACTGTGATCACACCTGATATCGGCTTCACTCTGTCTCACACTCTTACTGAGTCTTCAAGACGGTTCTTCAAATTGAGTGACGCTGCTCTATTGCAACGGTCTGGGCGTACCGGCCGAACCAATCACGGCACATGCCATGTGTTTAGGTATTCCAATTCAGGATTGGATTTTTCCTCTAACACACTTTCATCAGAGAGCAGTTTTGTGGAACTACTCTCGACTGGCGTGCCTATGGTTTATTTAGATAAATATTGCAAGAAAGCCATGATCCATGCATTTGGCATAGAGGACAAAGAAGAACCATTACAGTCCAAAATGCTGGCAGGCATTACTGAGCAACTTTCCCAGTATAGGACCCAACTGGCACCTGTCATAAAAGAAAGGGCTGAAATAATGGATCTGGTGACCAACACAGGCGAATCGCCTGCAAACATAGGCAATTACTTTTCTATGTTGGATCCAAGCAGGAACAGGGACATATTGGAATTGATAAGGGAAGAACTTCCTTTGATATTGTTGTATGGCAAACAGTATTTTGTTTCTGGTCAAGAAAAAGTTGACCTTGAAGAAGCCATTAACAAGTACACA